GATGGACCGACCGACCCCGGCCAGCACCAGGCGTGGCTGGCGAATGGCAATCAGCCGAATAGCTTCATCGGACCCGACGGGGCCTACCACAGCTGGCAGAAACTGCCGCCGCAGTTGCGCGGTCCGTTGATGACCGCCGGCGCCTACGCGGATGCGTATCAGGCCTACACCAGAGCCCTGGCGACCAAACAGACGGCTGGTCCACAGGCGTATGGCATTGAAGAGCCGCTCACCGCCGCGGCGTGGCAACTGGTGTCTGAGATTGGGCGCCAGGTGGCCTCGGCGACGCCGATGCGGACCCTGGCCGATCTGTACGACGCGGTCGGCTCGAGCTCGAATGCGTCCGGTGCGGGCATGAGCGCCGCGGGCGACGTGGCCTCGAAAGTCCTGGGCGGCCTGGTCCCCGCCTCGGGCACGGTGCGATCGATCGCCGAGATGACCGACCCGACGCAACGCCAGACGCTGACGCCGCGCACGCTGCAGGAGCTGCCGCAGAGTGTCCTCGGGCACGTCGCCCAGAATATTCCTGGACTGCGTGAGGGCCTGCCCGCGCGCCAGGACGTGCTCGGGCGACCGATCAGCAACCCGTTGCAGGGACTGGGGGAGCTGCTGCCGGTGCGCACGGCCGCGGGGCAGCAGACGCCGCTGCTCGAGGCGATGCAACGTCTGGGGGTGGCGCCGTCAGGGCCGCCAGCCACGATTCCCTACGGCCCAGCCGCGGAATTGCGCTTGAGACCCGAGGAGCAGCGCGCGTACGAGCAGTATCGGGGGCAGATCCTGCAGCAGTCGGCGGCGCCGCTGGTCGTGACGGCGAAGTTTCAAGCGCTGGCGCCGTACGCGCAACGGGCGGCGCTCCAGCAGATCAACACGGCGGCGTCGGACGCGGCTGGCAAAATGGTGCTGCGCGACATCGTGCGGACGCCTGGCGCGGCCCAGAGCCGTCAGCAGTCGACGGGCGTGCTGGCGCCGGTGGTGGGCTATGGCCCGGACGTGCTCGGCAACCAGTACAGCGACCCAGGCGCGTCAGCACGTCTGGCGCAGCACCAGGCGCTCATCCAGTCGTTGCTGGGGAGTTAGGCAGGTTGCCAGTTTGCCCATACCGGGCAGTGCGCCACGCCAACACGGCCTTCGCCGAGTGGTGAAGTTACCGAGCAACTGGCTGGTATCAACTGATGGACGTTGGAAAACAGGTGGTCGGTCCATAGCAGTGGACTGAACACAAGGACCAGGACGGCGACGAGTATCAGCGCGGCGCCGATCACTATGGCCTGTGCGATGAGAGCACTAGACTGAGTTTGCATCCGGAAGAACCTCCTTCGGTGCCTGCTCCCGGCTGTTTACGCAGTGCGGGAGCATTTTTGTCTGTGTTCGGACTATAGCCCGTTACGCTACGGCTTTCAGGCGGCGCGGCTCAGGCTGAGAGACTGCGGCCTGCAGGACGGCGTAGAGGCGGACGGCCAGCACGTGCTTGCACTCGCTGCTGCGGTACTTGAAGTCGGGGCAGGAGCAGGTGGTGGAGTCGGCGGCGTAGAAGGCGCCGTCGAGGCGCTGGCTGGGGATGCCGAAGCCTCCACCGTCGAGGACCAGCCAGTCGGCGGCGTTGGCGGTGAGCTGCAACGCCTTGAGGCTGCGCGGGTTGTCGGTCGACAGGGTGATGTTCATGATTCAGTCCTCGCGGGTGGTGCGCACGACGAAGTTGCACTTGCCATCGTGGTTGTTGGCGGCGGCGCAGACCATGCCGCGGGCGTTGACCTGACCGCACAGCTTGCGGTCGCTCAGGTGGTTGGTCTGGTAGAGCGGCGGCCGCTTGCTCAGGATGCGGTCCAGTGGATTCGTGTTGGTGTTCATGCCGTAATCATATCAGAACACCGTCAGGTCTGCACGCATTCTGCTATGCTTATGGAGTGATTGTGATATCCCGATTACGTCCGCTTCGGGAACGCCAGGCGCTGACGCAGCGCGAGTTGGCGACCCTGGCCGGCGTCACCCAGTCGACCGTTCAGCGCCTGGAGACCGGTCTCCAGGAAGCCAGGCCGAGCACCATCCGCAAGCTCGCCAGAGCACTGGGTGTCAAGCCGGTAGACCTGATGGATTCCCAGGCCATCTAGCGGGGTACACTGAGGGCGTCTGAGAAATGCCAGACGCTGAGCCAGGCGCACCTGCCCCGACGAGTCCGGACGGCGAGTCCCAGGTCACCATCGCTCTCGGTCCCGATCAATCGATCTATCCCGAGAGCCTGAGACCCCCTGAGACCACGCCCGCACCACCCGCCGACGACGCACCGGAACCTGACGAAGCAACGATCCCCGAACCGCCGCCCGAAAGCGCTGGAACCGTCGTCCCACCCGAACAGGGTGAGACGCGGGGGACCCGCCGACGAGCTGCCGACGAGGCGTACCAGCGTGGGCTGGCAGAAGGTCAAGCCAAGCACGAACGGGAGCAGGCCGAACGCACACGCGCGCAGCAATACGAGCAAACGCAGCGCGAAGCCACGCAACGCGTGGACGGTCTGTTTCAAGACCTGGGTTCGAATGACTGGGCCACCGTGGATCGGGCCCGGCGCGAGCTCGCCCAGATGTACGGCGGTAACCGTGAGGCGCAACAGCTTCAGCAGGCCACGCGGCAGCAGATCCTGGCCGAGATGGCCCAGGATTTTTCAACGCTGCGCGACCTCGAGGGTGTCGGCGAGAACGAGTACCAGACCCTGCACAGCGCCCCGTCCGCCGCGGACCTGGCCAAACGTGCCTTCGACCTGGGTAAACGCTCGCGCGAGGATCAGGTGGCTCGGCTCGAGGCCGAGCTGCAGGGCCTCAGAGGTCGGTTGGTCGGTTCGCGCGCCACGCCCGAACGCGCCAATGGCTCGAGCCACTCAGACGGCAACGTTTCGATCGAGGAATACGCGACCCTGTCGCCGAAAGACGCCCGCAAACTGAGCCCAGCGCAGATCGATGCGATGACGGCCCAGATGCGCGCCGACGCCGAGCGCAGTCGCAGCTAATCAGGGCTGACTTCAAACAGCCCTCCACCGGAGGGTTCATACCTTGGCCGACGTCACGATTACGACGGCCGCGCTCTACATCGACCAGGTCTGGTCGCCTGAACTCAATCGGGCCATCCAGTACGACGTCGTGATCGCGGCATTGTTCGACGACAAAAGCGCGCTGGTCGACCAGCACGCCAACACCATCAACCTGCCGTCAAGGCACAACCTGACTGCCAACGCCAAGGCGGCGGGCACCGCACTCACGCCACAGGCCATCACCGAAACCCAGCAGCAATTCGTCCTGCCGATGACCAACGGCCATCGCGCCATCGCGCAAGAGATCGAGGACATCGCCGAGATCCAGTCGCGCTACGACATCCGCTCCGAGACCACCGTCGCCGGCGCCTACGCCCTGGCGCGGCAGATGGACGTGGATGCCGCCAGCCTGTTCGCCGCTGCGACCAACTCGAGTGGCACGAGCTCGGCCGAACTGACCGACGACAACCTGATTCTTGCCCGCACACTCCTGAGGAACAATGCCGCGCCCAGGCCCTGGTACATCGTCGTTCCCCCAGCCACCTACTCGGGTTTTCTGAAGCTCGAGAAATTCACCAACATGCTGTACATCGGCGAAAGCACCGAAGGCACGGCGGTGGAAGAAGCCAGGGTCGGCAAGATGTACGGCGCCGACGTCTATGAATCGCAGTTGCTCGCAGGCAGCGCGCCGGCGGCAACGGGTGCGTTCTGGAGCAAGACGCACTACTTCAAAGCGATTCAGCGCCAGCCCACCACCCACACCTGGTACAGCCCGCTCGACCTGGCCTGGATCGTGTCGATGGACTGTATTTACGGGATGTTCGAGCGACTGGAGGCAGACGAGGCCGCGGCAGCCACCACCAACTCGAGCAACTGGGCTGTCAAGCTGCTCTGCACCAAGTAGACCGCCGTGTCGAACGTCGACATGTTCCAGGGCGCCAACTACGCCCCGTTCACGACCTCGAACGTGGCGGTGAAAACCCGCGGTGGCCGCATCGCCAAGATCGTGGTCACCGCGGCGATTACCGGCTCGCTCACGATCTACGACAATCCGTCCGCGGCCAGCGGCCAGATTCTGTACGTGTCGGCCGCGACGCCGGGCGTTGGCATTATCCCCATCGACATCCCGGCTCGCTCGGGCATCTTCCTGGTGCCCGGCTCGGCCGGCGCGGGCATCGTCGTCTATTCCTGAGCATGCCGAATGTCATCGTCAGGCCCGGTCTCGAGCAGCAGGCGTACGCCGTGAAGTTTCACGTGCGCCTGCCCGCGCGGGCAACCGCGGACCTGATGCAACGACGGCTGCAGTGGTCGCTGGAGCGCATGATTCCGAGACTCGCGCGGCAGGGCTGGACGTTCGTGCGGTTAGACGCCCGCCCGCCGCGCGGGCCCCTGCCCGTCGTCCCCGTCAAAGGGTTCGGAAAACCGCCCCCAAAACGACGGCGGGTGCCTGGCCAGCCCTCGCCGCCACCGCTGCCA